CCGAAATTCTGTTTTGGGATGTCTACCGAGAACCCATAGCGCACTGGGCTGAGGACCAGCCCCCTGTTCAAGGGGGCCCCTCTAGCTACAGGCGTGGGCGGCTACGTGAGTTGCCGTAGCAAGTCTTATTTCTCAGAGATGTAATGAGAAACACTAGACTCGAGCAATCCAGTAAACTCTTCTCTGTAAAGAACGGTCCCGTTTCCAAGCGGGATCGGACTCGTCGGGGGAAACCCCGGAAGTCCGACCCACTCAAAAGGTGGGCCCTTCTCAAACAGATTTGAGACTGGGCTCGGCGGGAGTATTTTCCCGCTGCCGGGTCCCAGACCCCCTGTCAGACGCTGTTCCGGTCCCTGGAGCACCACCTCAAGTATGGGGGGGTTAAAGCAGCCCTGGCCTTCATTAAGAAGGCTCGGGTTGAGTTTCTCCTCCTACTTGCGGCGTCTCCTGGGACACCGGCACGGCGACTGCAGACGCTTCGAGTCCGTAACTTCCTGGGCGAGTCCGTAGCTCGTGTGGCGCTGAAAGCGACGCACGCCAAACCTGAGTCACTTGACTCAGTTAGGGTTGTGCTCACAGCTCTGACACTTCTACGGAGTTTCCATCTACCTGTGAAGGTAGACCTTTCCACGATCACTGCCGACTCCCAAAGGGTCGACACTGGTTCTTGGAAAGATAGTCTCCAACCTTTTTGGAAGGAGATGAAGGAACGCTTCAGGATGCCTGGACGTCGAAACTCTTACTGGACAGAAAGCCACTTCTCCACCAAGGCTGGCCCTTCCGGGGGTCCAGCTATCTTTACTGCTCTCCATGACCTCGGACACCTGTCCGAGGGCCAGAAGAAGGCAATGAAGGTACTTGGGGGCCGGGATCTAGCCGAGAGGCTAGATCTCCTGGGGAAGGATCTGGATCCACTTACCCGACATCTTGAACCCCTGGCCCCCGGTGTATCACCGGTTGGTGCAAAGGCCCAAGCGACAAGGCGAGTGGTGGGGATTCCTGATAAGGAGGGCAAGACTCGGGTTATTGCAATTCTTGACTTTTGGTCACAGAGTTGCCTTAAACCGATTCATGACTATCTTTTCAGGATTCTCCGTCAGATCCCTCAAGATGTAACTTTCAACCAGGGGTCTTTCAAGGACATGGTCATTGGATGGGAGGCCCCTTGCCTCTATTCCGTTGACCTGACCGCAGCCACCGATAGGTTTCCCCTTGAGGTGATTACGGATGTCCTTGAGGGATGTCTTTCCAAGAATAGGGTCCAAG